ATAGACAACAACAAAGAGTTAGACAGAGCAGAAAGAATAGAAGCATGGGAACAGGCTCATCGTAAAACTGTGGGTTGGTTATTTGATAGAGGGGTAATTAAAATTGGGTAAAGGTTCTGGAAGAAGACCATTGTTAATTTCTGAACAAGAAGCAGAAGACAACTGGAATAAAATATTTAAAAAAAATTACGAATACGAATTAAACAAGTCTACAGGTGAAGTAGAAAAACGTTTTATAGATGGCATATCTAAACCTAACGAAAGTCAATTTGATGGCGACAAGCCCAACGCAGTTAAGCCTTAAGAAGTTAAGAGCAGATGGATATTTAGTATCAATTACAGAAAAATTTAATCATTTCTGTAAGATAAGACAAGACATGTGGGGTTGGTGTGATCTCCTTGCTATAAAAGAAGATGAAGTGTTAGCAGTTCAAACTACAAGTTATACAAATATATCTGCAAGAGTTAAAAAAATTGCTGATAGCGATACTATAGGAATAGTAAGAAAAGCTAACATAAAAGTCAACGTGCATGGTTGGCATAAGGTTGGCAGTCGTTGGGAGTGTAAAGTAGTTGATGTATCATAAGGAAAAATATGGAAGCTAAAGTTAGAGAATATAATGTTAAAGGTCGTTTAGTTCATATAGAAAAAATGCGTAATTTAATTTTAGATGCGTTAGGTGATAAATCTTTAACCATTGCAGAGTTATCTAAAGAAATTGGTATAGAACACAGAAAGATTCAATACATTGTATTAAACATGAAAAATTTAGGTATGTTAAATTCGACAGAGCGTGAACAACAAGGACAAAAGAAAATATATAGATATTTTAAACCTAAAGTTAATTTATTACAAAACATATTTCACCCTATGCCAGACTTTAGCGACAGGATCAAAGGTATTTATATCCATACAGAAGAGGAAGCTAATGCACATAGATAGGCTTAAACAGATTTTAGATGATTGGGCATTGTGGCATAAAGCACCAAGCACTCGTTTAGGCTATCCAAGCAAGTCACTAGGCATGATTAGTGGCGGTGAATCTACAAGCGATGCTTTTGAGGATATGGTAGGGCAGATGGATATGACTAATGTTAGGACAATAGATGCCATTATAGATAGCCTACCTACCAAACAAAAAGAAGCAGTTTATACAAGGTATTTAAAAACTCGTAAATCTCACAATTATGAGCATGAGTTAATGATGGCTATGGACAATCTACTGACTATGGCTTCTAGGCGTATAGTCGCTTGACACAAGTATTTAATTATGATATAATCACGCTGTTGGATAAGTCTCGTCCATACTCTCCGAAGTTTTAAACCCTTTAAATGTAGGGTTTTTTAAGCCCTTTAAATGCAGGGCTTTTTTATTGGATAAAATATGAAGAAATCAAAAGGCAACAAAAAAGTAGCTAAAGTTATGAAAGAATTCAAAGCAGGCACTTTAAATAGCGGTAAAGATGGCAAGGTTGTTAAAAACCCTAAGCAAGCTATCGCAATTGCCTTATCACAAGCAAAAATGTCAAAACCTAAAAAGAAATAGTTTATTTTTTATTCATTTTATATCTGATAAGTGATTCAGCTTCTTTTTTAGTGTTAAGAAAATAATAGTTTTTAATTGCAGATTGATTGTAAAGAATTACATCATTTAAAAAGCTGGATAGTTTTTTATTGCTAAAGTTAGCGATAGTTCTATTTTTAAAGTCGATAACATACATTTTAGTCTCCTTGATAGTCGATAGCGTTTTTAATAGAATATTCAATAAGATTATAGAGTTCCTCGCCATATTCAGTATTGCGAGTGCCATCTTTATTATCTGGGTCATGCTCAATACATTTTTTAGCAATGTCAAAATGGCTTACAATCTCAAAGTAAACCTCTTGGGTAATAGTGCATACTTGGTCTAAATCTAAAATATCTGTAGTCATAATGCCTCCTTATAAGTAACTCATAAAGTTATTAGGTCTGAATGACATGGTATTGTCTAGCCATTCAGTATATAAATCTTCCGCCATGTTATAAGCCTCATTTTCTGTCATAGGCTCACAATCTACGAATGAGTAGATAAGGTTATGATTTATAAATAGCTCGAATTTTTTTGTATCAGGTTCATAAGAATAAGTAAAGTCACTCATTATTTTATCTCCATGTTTGATATTTCAGTAGTAATTTCGGATAGTCTATAACGCATGTCTTCTAAATACGAATTTATGGTTAAGTATCCGCTAGGGGTAAAACCTCTATTGACGTCTTCTAAATTGAGGTCGATAGCGTGTAAAGCCTCTGTAATATAGTCTAGTTCTACTTGCATGTTATTCTCCTTAATTAAAACATTTTTTAATACGTTTTTGTAATAACTTACTATTCTTAATAATGTCATGGGCTATTTGATTAGTAATAAAGCATTGGTTCTCACTATCAAAGGGAACGCCTTGTTTTATAAATTGGTTATGTAATTGCTTCATTAAATGAGGGCTATTCATACATCTCATTTCATGTTTTATATCACAATCCCAAAAATAAGCAAGCCCTAAATATTTATTGCTATTTATATTTTTTTTGTCAAGTTTATAAAGCATGTCAAACGTTTCAAAGTTAGTTGAATCAAGATTAATTGAGTAGGTCATGATTTTTTATCCTTAAATTATATAAAAAGTCTTCTAGTTTATAAGTAAACACAATATCTCTTACACCCATTGAGACGCTAGAATAATGTTTTAATAATGCTTTAATCTCTTCAGTAGATAACTCATTATCATTAAGACGCTTTATAACGTCTTTATAGGGTAGTTTAAATAGTTCTGTATGATTCATTGTCAAGTCTCCTAGTAAGATAACATTAATAATAAAAACATATAAAAGCTAATAAGACCTAGTAATAAGATAATAAAGTTTTGAAGTAAGTTATTCATTGCATTATCTCCTTTTTGATGTAATTGTCAATTTGTTTAATAATGTTATCGTATTGCTTTAATGATATAGATTGAGGTAAACATAAAGTCAAGCCCTTGTCAATCTGTTGTTTAATCTCTTTAAGTTCTGTTATAGATAGTTTCATAGTGTTATCTCCTATAGTGTATAAGTAATGATATATAAGTTTATAAGCTTGTCAAGTCTTATTTAATCGTAGTTATAAAAGGGAATCAGTTAAAATTCCCCCTATAACATCTATACTAATTTAAGTTAGCTAAGATATAAACGCCTTCTTTAATCTTCTTTTCTGTCTCTTTGGTAGATTCATTTAAGAATGTAGATCTATGCTTGCTGGTAGTCCTTGAATAATTCCAATAAACAGGGTCAAGAATAGTCTTCCCGTCTTCTATCTTAACTATAATAGATTTATAGGATTGGAAGAAGGTTGCCTTGTCATCACGAATAATGAATTGGTTTGCAACGATGTTGCCTCTATTGTTTACGATATTAGATACTTTCATGGTAAGTCTCCTTAAGTTTTGTCAAGATTGACAATGTAATAATATCCCCATTAAATAACTTGTCAAGTATTATTATTGTAAAAGATTGTAAAGAATTGTAAATGAATTGTTAATGACTATTAAGTCAAGCATATATATAAGGAATAGATAGTAATGAATGAAGAGATTAACCCTGTTGACATCATGGACAATTCTATGGTAGAGACTGACAAGGCACTAACACCTATAGACAATCTACCTATAGACGCTATAGAGACAGAAGAAAGCAAGGCAGGAAAAGGAAGACCCCCGCACCTTCCAACAGCGGACACCCGAAATAGAGTATATATATTAAGTACAGTAGGAACACGCCACGAAGATATAGCCACAGTACTTTCCATCTCACATGATACGCTTGTCAAGTACTATAAAGAAGAGCTTGACAAAGGTCGTATTGAAGCCAACGCTTCTGTAGCAGAGACACTATTTAAGCAAGCTAAAGAAGGCAACACGACAGCTATGATCTTCTGGTTGAAATCTCGTGCCAAGTGGAAAGAGTCTACACAGCATGAGATCAGTGGTAATGCTGATGGCACTCCAATAGAAGTAAAAATTGTGACTGGTATAGACTAGCCACCCCCTTTCTTTTATAGGAATCTTTTTCTAACTTTTTTTAAAACGGCAGTACCCAAATTTTTATAGGATATTTTTATGGACTTACGACAATTGATAGAGCAATTAAGACAGTCATCACCATCTATGGCTGGTGTAGGTAACCTATCAGATAATGACGCTAGAAGACTTATGCAAGGTGGAATGGAAAGAATGTCTAGCGGTATGGGCAACCTTACAGAAGCTGAAGCTGCAAGATTACAACAACTTATAATGCAACAACAAATGGATGAGTTCTCTAGACAAAATGCTTTTATGTCTAATCCACAAGCAGTACCGTACTACCAACAAACAAATCCACTAGGCAATACGATGACTAACGTAGCACCACAAGGCGGTGGTCTGTCTGTTAGACAACAACCTATGGATTTAAATTCACTCATTAGAATGTTATCTAGATAAGGGGAAAGTTATGCCAATGGTCGGAAAAAAGAAATTTGCTTACACAGAAAAAGGTAAGAAAGAAGCTAA